CGGGCACTTACAAGGAACGCACTTCATAACAAGACGATACACCCCACTAACTACCTTAATCATATTATATTTTAGTTTTTTCATTATGTGTGTCTTCTAGGATGGAAGAGTCCCAAAAGAAAGCTCCGTACTTGACACCCAACGAGCTTGTCTTTGAGAGAAAATTTGATACAGCAATTCGGAGAAGCACTATCAACGGGTTCTTTGCTAGACAGACTGATGATGATGCTACGTTCGATGACAAGATCCTTTTGGCACATGTGCAGGAAGATGACTTGCAATCCATTTCCACGAAACCCGACTGCTACGCGCATTTTCTGGAACATATCCTAAGGGTATCAGACCAAGACTTATCCCTTGACAATGTAAAGAAATCAGAGTTCCAGCATGCTCTTGACCTTGCATGGAAGAACTTGGAATTACAACATCTTTATTCGTCCTCAGAGACAAGAACACCATCCAAAAAAGAAGCTGATGCATTTCTACGGAGCAGGATAGCAGGATGGTCATGTCCCCAGGTCCTGATCAATTTATCGGTCGTAGCTAAAAGGCTTGATGAATGCGTACGGAAGATGTCTGCGATTGAGTCGTCTAAGGCATGGAAGATGAGATCTGCAGGTGACATAGATGGCCTCAAAAAGATTAGTTCGGCCAAAGTCCCTGAAGTTGAGTGGACTATCTCTTGGTCCGGTAGACTGGCTTACATATCATCCCCCGACTCGAGTTGGATAATGCCTCGGTCATACATTCTCATGATACACAACAAAATCCATGATCTGATATCTACAACCCTTCTCTCAATTTACCTATCTGGCGTCTGCTACAGTCAGGATTTCTGGAAGAGACAACTCCTTTTTGTCCGTCATCTAGTGACACTCTGTATCAGGTATGGGGACAAGTTTTTCCAAATCGCCGCGGCACTAGAAGGCCTGACTGTCGGGGAGACCTTGAGACGTGTTGATCAATGGGACAATAAGGACCTATTAGAGAACTTGTCAGTTGAGCTCAACCAGGACATAGGTTATGACTACGAGAACTCGATCCTCCAATCCTACCTCCAGAGGTGCTCTATACCTGAAATGCATGAGTTTTCATGTTTATCTAAGATCGTAGGCCACCCTTTAGTAGATCTAAACGCTGGCATTGACAAAGTAAGAAAAAGAGCAAACGAGGACCTTGATGTGGACTTGGAATCCATTAGAATGTGTGTCAACCTGGCAAAGAAGCAGACAGTCAAATCATACTTCTTCAGACATGGCAAATGGCCTCCTTGCGAAGTAGAGCCACCAAAATTGAGATCCGATGCCTTGATGTATGCGATGCTCAAAAACATAGAACCTGATGATCCCTCCCTCTCTTACCATGGAGGCCCTATACAGGTTGATGACTGGGAGAGGGTGACATTCCAGCCCTTTCTTCATTTCCAGGAGTATGAGAATTGTATCCCCTTTCTGAAAGATAAGACAATATCACTATTAAAAACTGATGTAGTAAGACACTATCTCCGGGGGACTAGTGAAGGAAGAATACCCTGGAGGGACACTAGGCTGCTGTTGTTTTACTTGCTTCATAATAAGCATGAGTTGTGCCACACTGATTACCTTCATAGATATATGGAGGTGGATGATCTAGAAGAGCTACAGAACTATCTAGTAACTAGACTTGTGCCAAAGGAGAAGGAACTTAAACTTGAACCGAGGTTTTTCGGAGCATGTACTTTCCAAGAACGAATGAGGAGGCTAGTCCAGGAGAAAAACGCGATGCACTACCTGGACCTTTATAGTGATGAACAGGCGTTGACCCTAGGTGAGCTAGAGATTAGCAGTCGGCTCTATGCTTTTAGGAAGATCAGACATGCGTATGCAGACCATGCGGTAGTGAGGATACAGCTGGACGCGTCGGGATGGAATCACAGGTTTCGCCATCAGACAGTCGCCCCAGTGGCAGATGCGGTGTTAGACAAACCATTCGCCACCAGCCTCTACTGGAGGACTATGCAGGCATATGAACACACCTTCCATTATGTACCTGACGAGGAGAAGGTAACGGTATGGGAAGGGCAGCTAGGGGGTATAGAAGGACTAAACCAGGACACATGGGACATCGTGTATCTCAACCAGATACGAGCCGCCATGTACAATGAGAACCTCAAGTATCATATGTTGGTCAAGGGGGATGACTTAAGAATAGCCGTGATGATTCCACCGAACCTCCTTGCCATCAATCCTGTGGACTGGTGGTCAAGGAGGCTGATGCATAGTGTGTCTGACACGGCCAAAAAGTTTGGACATAATTTGAAGGTCAAAGAATCCTATGCCAGTGAGGTGTACTTCTCTTTTTCTAAGGCCGCCTCAGTAAGAACAATTGAACTCCCCCAGGGTAACAGGAAAATATTGAAGGTCTATGGTGCCAATAATGCCTTCCTTGAGACTTTGGATGATTACATAGCGTCAACTTTCAGCAATGCACACTCGGCAGCTAGAGTCCTCCCGAACCACTATGGACCTTATTGGGTGGCGCTAGCATGGAGTTATTGGTATCTGCTCAATGATCCAGCCTACAGAGCCTTGGCTGATGACCAGCTTGTTGCTACTCTCCTAGTACCTGGACTGTTGGGAGGGTTTCCTATCATTTACTTACACAATATGTCTGTCAGGGCTGAATCAGACCTGCTTTCTCCATTTATTCACATCTGGAAATGGACCCAGCACAACTACCCTGCCATCCATCTAGTTCTGGACTCATTCTTTAGGCATAGGATAGGGGGACGTATTCAGTATGAACAACTGTACAGGGACCCTTATAGCCTCCAGCTGGGTGTTCCCGCCACTGCTAAAGCGACCTTACAGAGGTACGTTCTCCCGGCGGTAGAGAGGATTACTAAGAACCTGGACATGAAGGAGCTTATTAGGGCAACGAAATCGTCAACCGCCAAGGAAATAGTCGCCTGCCTTAACACTGCAGAACCGTGTGATGCCAAGGTCCTGTCTGTAATCTTCTCGTGTACTCCGACAGGCGTGCTAGAGGAGATGCTCCGGAAGTTTGAGACTGGGAGGAGTGTGTATGATCTCATCTTCCTGTCGGGGAGCAGTCGGAAGCGTACCGAGAGAATCCTGATGAGAGTGCATCGTTCAGACCAAAGACTTCAGGAGTGGAGAAGATCAAGGATACAGAATCGCGTCCGGCACATTCCCCATCTTCTAGTGGACCTGTCATACGACTGTCCAGCACAGCTTGCCCAAGAACTCCGAGAAAAGGTGTGGAGGAGAAAGGTTACAGGACTCACCATGCCACCTATGGCTCACCAGGTCAAGCTAGTACTACCTACTGCAGCTGCTAGGGATCAACATGCCTTGAGGAATCACTTTCTATATGAGTATTCACCACCCACAGAAGCAATTGACACTGAATCCAGTATTCACTGGGCCTCCGCGGGAAAAAGACCTTTTCTGGGGTATACTACCAGGACTGGTAACATCATGCCAACCATGAACTTTGAGGAGAAAGATGCCATCCTTGTGCGTGTGAAGAATTCACTTGATCTGTTAAGCTGGGTCACTCGTTCCTTGAACACTCCCACTGGAATTGTACTTAGCAATATAGAAGAGCTTATCAAGAGGCTCATCATGATATATTCGCCAATCACACCGGCGGAACTAGCTCCATTCTCAGCTCATAGGAAAAGTGGTACTGTACAACACCACATCCGATCTAGAAGTTTCAGAGAATCAATAGTCCCCAACTGCTTATCAAACCTGTACCAGAACTTCACAGGACATACCGACTCACATATCACTCTAAGATCCAATAAGGCTGCTCATTACACTGTGAACTTCCTCCACATCCTCTGCCATAGCATCTCACAGCTTTCGGTAGAGACACAGGTGTCCCCTACAATGACGACATCGAGGACCTCGTGGGCAATCACCACTGACTGCAAATTCTGCATCACCCCTATAGTTGACTACCCTATCAGAATTGACACGAACTACATACCAATTGAGATGGAGAATCCTTTAAGGGTTTGCGCAATAGATGAGCAGGCAAAGAACACTATCATGAGGTCATATACCAATTTCAACGAGAGACTATTCCACACAGTAGATGAAACACAGATGCTTCCCCATGAGATCGCATCATATGCCATAGCCTCAGAGATAGTATACAAATGGGAGAGAACCAGGATTAAGTTACAACAAAGATACGGAATACCATCAGTGACATCGGAGGCCTACAGCATATTATCATCCATGTCTATCAAAACAGTGACACGGGAAGTAGGAAGGACAGAGCTTAAATGCATCAACCTAAGAGCAGTCTTCGAGTGCATAAGGGATATAGTTATCAACTATACCCTCAATAACAGAGAAACCTTTTCATTGGAAGAGATGAAAGCATCATACATCACGACTCCAGCTGCAGAGTTGCCCTGGTATGGGCTCGTAGATAGGGTCATGGAGGTTGGCCGGCTTGCTGACTTGGTGCGGATAGTAACATCGGATCAAGGGATCACTAGAACTGGCCTGTACAACAATACTGCAGCTGCGACCGCCTGGATAGGATCAGCATGCTGTACAGTTCCCCAGAGAGCGATGGAAAACATCAGGATCGTGTTTCTCACGTACATGGTTGACACAGACGTGTCTAAAATTGTGAGACAGAGGTTGGACTCCATCAAGTGGTCAATCCTCAACAGTGATGTGGTTCCTTACATGAGAGCATACAATCCAGAACAACATGCACCAGAAGTCCGTGAGGATATCAAGACCAGCCTACTAGTAAAATTCATTGCTGTGTGCAGTATGGACATCGATGATGAGATCGTAGCCAATCTAGTAGCTCAGTACAGAAACCAGCATGAGTTCCAAGAATGCTACCTACATAACATGCTCGCTGATTGGAGAGATAACTTTGCTGAGGTCTGCGAGGAAGGGTCCGTGAGCTACTGGGCCCTCATTGTACAGTGGGGTAATAAAACTTGGCCGCGATGGCCTTGGGGTGAAGTCATCAAGAAGTTCATCGAAGCCCGTGTCCATCCCGAGCCAGCCTTTCAGCAAGTGATCCGGCTGAGCAGGATGATCAAGTTCCAAATAGCAGTGACAAACCTAGATACTGCGATACAGGCAGTTCGCGGCATGGACGACGAAGATGCTGAGAGTGAAGAGACTGAGAGAATCCCTGAGGTAGCGAGGTGGAGGTCAGTTGTTTTTCGTCGGTCAGCTAGTAAGAGATACAACCTGAAGGAAGGGACTATTGCAGGGGTGGAAGATGCTGGGGTTCTGCCTCGCTATGACTTCACCGTAGGACCAATAGTCTTAATGGAAGCACATACCCATCGTATATGTGGGACCACTACATCTGCCATGTCAAAGTTAATGGAAATCCTTAGTGGGTATGGAATTACTATCCCACTTCCACAGGGTTCATACTTCTCATGCCTTGGTGACGGATTTGGCGGGTTTGTTGAATGTCTTGCATCCTTGAGTAGAGCATGCTACTTTGTATATAATACAAAGCCTGACAGAGAAGGCATCACGTGTTATCCTGATTGTGCACATGAGTCTCTGGAGGCTGGGAACCATCATGTCTATAATGAGGAGATAGAGTCCGGGGTCTGGGACCTGAGAGATCGTCTGACAGTGACAATTCTTGCAGAGAATCATCCCCTGTCTCACATAGTGACATGTGATGCAGAGGTCCCGTGGGACGGGTCTGCGGATGCCTTCTCAATCTGGGAGAATGTCGTCCTCTATGCTAGTAAAGTTCTAGAAGATAATGGTCTATGTGTTGTGAAGGTACATCTCGGGCTTCCAGAAGATGTAGCAAGAGTGTCTCAGCTGGCATGCAAATTGTTCAAGAGGGTCTGTCTCACAAAGCCAACCTCATCCCTACTCGGAGGGGAGATGTACTTAGTGGCCCTTGACCCCAGAAGTCCTCGGGCAGAGATAGCAGGGTACACATGGGTTAGGGAGCCATCTATAAGATGCCGGGAGCTAGTAAGAAGAGCAATTGAGGACCAATACAGGCACTATGAAAACAGTCTAAGGGTCCCACGGACTAAGATCTACTTCCCACTAACTCCACAGCAGATGTACATGGTTAAAGAACTTCCACTTCTTGCTGACACGGTTGTCCAAACCAGGATCGGAGTCGCAATAAGTTTGCGGAGAGGGTTGCTCCTGAAACAGTATGCACGTGCAGAGGTTGCAGGTTGGTATTATGGGCAAGTACTGAAGATCAAGGATGCCTTAGAGAAAGATCTGAGACATGATGAGCATGTAATTGATTTCCCTGGAATGGAGACATATATGCATAAAATGCAAGTTGCTATGAGAGTCCTTGCATGTGAAGGCATCCTGCTCTGGATGAAAGGCTTGTCTAGACTGAGCTCATGGGAGACTGAATGGGTGGGTCATGAACAAGTTGAAACTGGATTTGTCAGAGCATATGAGCGAATGCCCAGACGTCTGAAGCTCCCGCCCTGGGAAGTGGGGAACAACGCCCTAGATTGGCACCTCAAAGACTACCCTCGCCTGAATCCATACCTGAGGTATATGGAAGGCGTGAGGGCTGGACAATCCATCACCGGCTGTATCGGTGTAGCATGTACTCCTATATACAGGCAGAGAAGACAAACATAAAGGAGAAAGATATGAAGTATAATATGGGTGTAGATATATCTTATGAAGAGTTTATGTG